TATATTTTTCTTTTCTTGTGCTTCTTCTAATAAAGATTCTCTTAACTGAACATCAGTATAATAGGAAAGAACGTCACCAACATATGACGCAAGTTCTAATATCATCATACCTGGCGATGATTCATTAAAATCGTTATATGTCTGTGGGAAGTAAGTTTTTGTGAAGTCAACAAGATTATTTCTTATTTCTCCAAAATCTCTCCCTAAAAGTTTTACTTCCTTTTTAATTTTGTCTGCCATATTCTAACCCTATGCGATTGAAAGACTACCTTGTTCATCTACATTTAATATAATTATCTGATTTGCTCCACTTTCCCCAACAGAAAACGAAAAAGAAATATTAATTCTATTCTCATCTCGTAAATCTTCTACGATAATTTCTCTCATATTAATGTAAGGTAACCAAAATTCTATGTCTTTCTGTAATCCTTGTTTTAACTTGTCAAGTAATTTTGTTGTTATATTTTCAAACAAGAATGATGGGACCATAGTTCCAAACAATGGTTGAAATGGTCTCTCACCTTTTCTTGTTAATAATAAGTTTTTTAAGTTGGATATCGCCTGTTCTTCTGTCGTGAATGTAGTATCAAATATAGGTGCTCCACCAATTGGTAGTGGAATACCGACACCGACATTTTTTTGTAAATCTAACGGATGATACTTTTTCTCTTCACGTTTTCTTGACATTATACTCTACCCTTCTTCTTATCTATGGCTTTCATCAATTGAGAATAGTCCTTAGTTAATGCTTGACCAACACCTGAGTTCATTACTGCGTTTACATCAACTGCTCTACCATCAGAATCTTGTGTTGGTATCATTGATTGTGCTGTTGGTTGACTACTAAGACCCATCATTGATGCCATAGTTTCTCTATTCATACCTTGAGCATGTTGTGATGTCAAGGTCTGACCACCCATAGTGTCCCAAGTGTCTACTGTTTCATTTAACATATCAGAGAACTTACTGTCCTTAAATTTGACATTTGGTTTTTTACTTTTCTTGGGTGTTTGTTTAGGCGTACTCATTTCTTTAATAACAGATTCTTTAATAGCTAACTTCTGTTTGTTAACTTCTTTACGAACCTCTTCCTTTATTAAGAGTTTTAACGCTTTTACAAATTTATTCGTATCCATAATAATAAATAGTTTTATATATAATTATTGTTTCATTAAATTTAATTCAGTTGTAATTTTTGCAATTCTAGCCTTAATTCCTGCGGTATCTGCTTTTAATTTTGCCCCACCTGATGATATAGGAATGTTTATACCTGTACCACCTTTATTATCGGTCATAGTATTAGAAATAGCTTTACTTGAAAATGCACTAACAGCGGTATTTAGGTTGTTAAGTTCATTTTTGATTTCATCAATTTGTGTAAACATATTATCCATTGCTGCTTTCCATACGGGTGTTGATATGTTTACGTCTGATGAACCTGCTATTACAACTCTTTCATCTCTTGCATTTAAAACAACCCTACCCGAGTTAATCAACACTTGTGTATTTGAATACACATTTGCTGCGTCTACTCCAATAGAGTATGAATGTGCTTGAGTTAATTTTATTGTTTGTCCCGATGTCATATAAATTGAACTATCATCTTTATCAACATCTTCTATAACAAATTTATTCCAACCACCTTCTTCTTGATGGTTTCTAATTATTGTTATTGGTTTGGTCGGGGACCCTAACCAACTTGGGTCTTTTGTTGTACCCGCTCCCGATGGTGTATGACCAAGTCTCATTGACTGACCATATCTACCTTCAATTAAAACATCACCACTAAATGGTTGTAGTCCTGATAAGTCGGGGACTTCATCAAAACCTGCTTCAAATTCAAAATCTTTTTCATTATTAGCGTCAGGATTACCTGCTGCTGCTTCTGCGTAACCACCTGTTCCACCACCACCTGTTGACTGTACTATAGACTTTGGTAATACATTATGGTTTATATTATGTTGTAGTGAATTACTTGTGACATAGAAGTATCGTCTTCCACCCCCTGAGGTTTTACTATCTGAACTTTTACCCTTTACTAAGTAAACCTGTTCACCTACCACAGGGACCCTTTTGATATTTACATCAAGTGGATATGCTATTTCTGTAGTTAGTGAGGACCCTGTTGATGTTTTTATTGCTACTTCTATTCCGTGTAGTTGGTCACCTTCACTGTCTACTAACTCTATTTTCGTTACAAGTCCATAAAGATTACTCATCTTCGTCTCCTTTGACAGGTAGGTCCTTTTCTACCTCGTCTATGGCGTCCATTAGTTGTCTTTTTTCATCATCACTTAACATTAGACCACCACCTTCATTGTTGTTGTCCTTCATCAATCTTTGTACAATCGCCGCTAATTTAATTAGTGCGTCATCATTCTTTACAGATATCTCAAGGTACTCCTTTATTAAAGGAACAACTACCGAAGCATCATTTAGATTCTTGACCATTGGTTCAAGTTGAGCAATCAGTAGTTTTATTTGTCGGTCTTTCTTTTTTTGATTTGAATAAATATCCGACATTAGGTCTTGGAATGACCTACCTTTAAAAATTTCGTCTTCTATATTCATTAGACAAACTCCTCTATTCTATGATTTAATCTGAGGTTCCCCACGTTCAGATAATCAATGTATAGTTCTTTGTATACTAATTTTAGTTTTCCTATTACTTTGGTTATATATTGAGTTTGGACACCTGTCCTCTCTCTAATAAGTATGTAAAGTGCCTTTTTGTTGTAAGAATACAGGTCCCTTCGTGTTCTAAACAACTCATTTACAGAGTCAGCAATCTTTTGGTCTCTTGGTTTGTCAAACATCTTGTAAAGATTTGCGTCAATATATCTAACATAGAAATCAAAGAAGTCCGACATACTGTCTTTTAGATTTTGTTCATAAACTTCGTTTGTTATGTTTCTTGATGAGTCAATATATTTTGTATCTGTTTTTTGTTTCATTCTTTGGTAGTTCTGATTATTTTCATTAAACAGGTAGTTTCTAGCTACAACTGTAAAGTATGAAAACGCTCTACCATTCGTTCCATTAAACTTATCAATCTTTTGATTTAAAAATGCAACTACATTTGCTTTGACATCATCATATGGTACATCAAAGTAATATGTCTTATATGTGTGAATTACATTTTCAGAAAGTTTGTCAAATGGATAATGAATGAATCTATTATATATTCTATTCTTTAACTTATCGTCATCACAACCATTATACGCATTTATGGCGATTTCTGTTATTTTTGTAAAATATCTTTTACTCCTCTTCCTTCGTTTCCTCGGCATAATACGTCTCTAATTTTTCAATGACTTCGTATAATTGTTTAAATACCGTTCCCGTTTCATCGTCTGCTTCAAACGCGCCTCGTGTATCCAACTGTTTCATTTTTTTCATAGAATCATCAATTCTACTCGCTATGTTTGCTATCAGTTCTTCTTGTTCTTCAACTACATCCTCGGTTGCTTCATTCTTTCTAAGAAGGTTCCAAGTTGTAAATCCGAATACAATACTTGATAATGATAGTACACTGATTACTATTATTTCTGTCATAATGTTTATTAATCTTCTACTATATTTTTAAACGCGTCAAATACATTTACTTTACTATCTGTATTTGTAAATGCGTTACTTAACTTTGATTGGGTTGAAGGTCTTCCATTTGGATTACGAGTTCCTTTTGATTTGTCAGAACTTTTTTTCCATCTTTGAAATTCAAATTTGGATGCCATCATATCTGCTTGATGTAAGATATGTGGTAACATTGTTTTCAAAACCTTATCTTTATTAAACTGTCTCAAATATTCTCTACTTGATTCGTCATAGACCCCATCGGTTAGTCTAATACCTAAGAATTCTTCTTCAGTTAATTTTATTCCAAAGTGTATAAGGTGAAAGAAAGTTCTATCGTGTGTATCCATATAATGGTTACTTGGATTTAACTTATACATTTTACCTTGATTCTTTCTGTGCCATTCTGAATCATTTTTTAGATAATGGTCTGCGTCAACAGAACCTAACTTACCTAAGTCGTGATGTATCGCTGAAAAGATTACGGATTCTTTAGATATTTCACCCTCTTCAATCATACCTAATTCTAAATACATATCATACAACTTAAGTGCGTTTCTTGTCACTCTAAGTACATGGTCAATGTATCCGCCAGGAAATGAATTGTGAAAGTGTTCAAATGATGACGCAGGTGTGTAGATAATTCTATCTTCAAAGTGGTCATACATTTTATTTAGTTTTTCTAATCTTTCACCTGTAAAGGATTTGTTGATTAGTTTTCGGAACTTCTCATAATTACTTTTAAGTTCCTCTGCTGTAAAGAAATTTGTCATTTTATATTATTTTATCTATTATTCCTAATTCAAGTGCTTTGTCAGAAGACATAAAGTAATCTGTAGAAGAAATATTTTCCCAATACTCTCGGTCCTTTTTACTATGTTCTGCCATTAACACGTTACATTCTGTTTCTAACTCTTCACTAAATTTAGCGTTAGATTTAACATCACTCAATTTACCTACTACTATTGTAGACAATTGGTGTACCATAATTTTAGAATGTTTGGAAACCATTCGGGTTCCTGTTGCACAAGTTAGTAAAAGTGCGGCTGCTGACATAGCACCACCCCTCACTATTACATTAAACTTGACACCATACTTTTCTTGAGATTTCATAAAATCAATTAATCCAAGTGTTTCTATAACGTCACCACCTGGCGAGTTTAGTAAGATATTGAATGTTTTAATATCTTCACCTGCTAAATTATTTAGTAATCTCGTTTTTGCTATAATATCAAACGTAAGTCCTGATTGTATTTCACCCTCTATAATGATTACATTATCTTTAGTGTCAATACCATAATCAAACTGTCTGAAATACTTTCTGTCCAAATCGTGTTCTACTGATTCGTTCCTTTGTTTTCTTTCTTCAATGTCTAACGTCTTTTCTATATTTTCTTCGTTAAACTCTTCGCCGTATAGTGTTTCACTCATAGTTTAATATTAATTTGTTACTAATATACAAATAATTTTTGTAATTACCAAATGTTTTATTGAGTTTATATTTTTCTTCCGTAAACGTGTTTTGGTACGGGTTTAGGTTTGGGTTCTTTAGCTACCTGTTCTTCACCATATAAGATTCTTTTATTTTCTTCAGGTGGTTTAACCCCTCTTGCTTCATCGGGTAGTTTAAATCCTCTTACTCTGTCTTCGTCTTTATCTTGTGGGACTTCCAAAACTTCTTCCACATCTTCCTCTTCCTTTTTCTCTCCAACTGTTCCCAATGGTTCTTCTCGTTGAGATACTTCGTCCCCATCGTTCTCAGACAAAACAGGAGTGACACTATCGATACTGCTATCATCGATATTATTACTGCCGTTGCTATCATCATGAATATGTCTGTGGTTTCCATTCTTATTCCTTCCAATTAATTTATTTAATGCAATGACCATAGCAATTGCTAATGGGTCAAATACAAATACTATCAACAGGGTGAACCAATTTACAATTATATTCATAGGTTTACCTGTCAGTTCTGCCATATATCTCAATGGTCCTATTTCGGCTGCAACTTCATTGTTAGATTCCAAGTCTAATACTTGTAAATCAAGTTTCGTTATTGAGTCTGTTAACTGTTCTATCTTAATGTTTATCTCTGACCTCGATTCAACAGCAGTCTCTAACTCTCTTGTTAATAATTTTCTTGTTGAGGATGATTGAGTTGTAATTATTCTACCTAAAGTATCTGTATATTGTATCTTGTTATTAGAGATACCATTTCTTAAATCAACAATAGATGCTGTTAGGTTACTTTTTTCAGTATTGAAATAATCAAGTTGTTCTTGAAATCTATCTTTCTTCAACTCAATAACATTCACTTTCTTTTCCATAACTCCTAATTGGTCTGCAGTTGTTTGGTATGCTGATGTTAAGAATCCGTAGATACCTAATGATGTAATTACCATTAGTACAACAACAGCAAGTGATAGATACCATTTCATCCAACCTGCGTTTTTCCAATTGTTATGTAGGTATGAAGCAGTCACAAGTTTTGCAACTTCTAATGCTGCTGCCATAATGATGACTTCAAACTTTGCACCTGCGAATAAAGAACTTAATCCAAATACTGAATAATATGCTGCTGCACCTGCTACCGAGAAGGTACTTAAAATCATCAATAAGATAAAACCATTTGACCTGTTAAAAATATTTTTCATTTTTTTTCCTAAAAATTGGTTTTATTAACTTTAAAAATTGTACTTATACTAAAACACCAAGTGCTTAAGTATTACTTAAAAGCTTAGTTCACTTAGTGTTATTCTGTAGTATAAATATCAATAAGAAAATTAATTAAATAAATAAAACCAAGCTATCCCCCAATTATGCCCTTTTCGTGTCTACCAAAAATGGAAAGATATTTCTGAACAGTTAGTTCTTTTTTCTTAGCTTCAACAACAATATCAAGGTCGTGACCATATGTGTTGATTTCAGAATAAATAAAATCAGAGTGAGCTTGTGGTTTTGCAGTCTCATCTTCAAGAGTTCTTGACTCAGAATAATGTACTATAGGTTTTATATCACCCCAAGTAGACATAGCGAGTTCTAATGCTTCTTGTTCGGTCAGACCACCTGTATTGAATGTATGGTGATGATAATCGAACACAATAGGAATACCAATTCTCTCGTGTATATACATTAAGTCTTTTACTGAATACATACTACCCTTGTCATCATTTTCTACAGTAAGTCTTGTCTGTACTGATTCGGGTAACTTCTCGAAGTTCTTACAGAACCTATCCATCGCAGATTGTTTGTCACCATAGACACCATTACAATGAATATTGATTTTGTTGTAAGGAGTTCTACTAAGACCCATCAAGTCAAATATCTCACCGTGTATAGAAAGGTCCTTAATTGTGTTCTGAACAACTTTCTCGTTTGGTGATACAAGAACATTGAAAGGGCCAGGATGTGACGTTATACGTTGACCATACTTGTTAGCAAGATTACCTGCACCATTCAATAGAATAGAAATTTTACGATACTCAGGCATTGAACTGAGTGGGAACTCGGATGACCAAGGAATGAGGTTGGATGTCATACGAAATAATTTGAATCCGTTTTTGTGATTCCACTTGATAACCTCAATCAAGTCTCGTGTATTCTGTAAAGCGAGTTCTGAAGAATACTTTACACCTTCACTAAGGAAGGTACGTTTAATCATACCACGGTTAGTGGTAATCTTGGGTTTCTGAGAACCCAATGTCATGTTAATACATGCGTAACCTAAGTTTGTCATTTTTTACTATTTAATCTATTACTAATATACAAAATATTTTTGTAAAATCCAAGTCTAATCAAGAATACTTTTAAACGGAGTTGGTTTAAGTATATCGTAATCAAACTTTAATTGTTTTTTATTATCGTACTTCCATCCTAAGTTACATAGAACTATCATTCTTAACTTATCATAGAGGTCTGAACTTTTGTCTAACCATTTAAGACCTTTTCTAATACTAACTTGAGGATTTGATTTATTATATGCATTGAACTGATGATGTCCATCTGCCCAACCAAGTATCAAACCATTATTGTTATCAGTTATATAGAAACAATCTTGAGGGTGTTTAATCTGATTCATATTATTAAAAATTACCAGGCGCAACCTGAAAACAAGAGATACCATTAGCTCTCCACATATCTACCACCTTTTGTCTATCGTCAAATACACAAAGGATGTCTTTTTTATCTAAATCATTTAACCAATTTTGTTTTAAAACATCAT